ACCTTGCGCTCGTCGGCAAGTTGGCTACGCAATTTCAGTTGCCATCAAAAACGGAATGCTCCCGGCTTACCCGGGGCAGGACAAGGGCGGATTTCTCAAATGGGGATTCACCAAGCCGCCCCGGATCAGCATCGACGAGGGCCGGGACCGGCAGCAGCGCCGGGAGGATAGCAAGTTCGGTTTGGTCCTAGATTCGACCATTGTCGAGGAGGACGGGAATACCACTTATCAAGAGTTCTGCCAGAAAAGGGCCAGAGACGTTATCACGCGCAAAAAGGCGCAGCTTGCGGAAGAGGAAGCGTCCGGGATGAAAATTGAAGACCGGGAAATGAAGATGTTCACGCCGAACGACATGGGCGGCGAAGCAACTGTTTCCGAAACCGATGACCCTGATGGCGATGATGCCGAGGACGAGCCAGACGTGGGCATCGAAAACACAAAACGCCAAATGGATGCCTATGGCGTCGGCGTCAGATCGGGATCAATCACCCCAAATAACGAGGACGAGGCGACCTTTCGGGCGCAGTTAGGGCTGCCAAAAATCAACGCCAACGTCAAAAAAGCATGGGAAGAAGACGGCGGGGTGCGGCGACCAATAACCCTTGTGGGAAAAGACGGGCTCTTAGGTGAGCCGAAGCAAAGCGAAGACGACGAGATTTAAGAAAGCCGAAACACCATGAGATTCCAACGCATCCACGAAGCCGTCAATCACCAGCCCTGGTTTATCTCCTCGGCGGGTTATAGCTCAGTCCGGGCGTTGCTGGAAAACGCGATGGCGAAACCATCGGCAGACCTTGGCGAAGATTTTTCCGACTTCATCCGGCAGCGTCCAGGGATGGTGTTTGACCCGATGACCGGGACCGCGACCATTAACATTCTCGGCGTGTTGGGGCCCCACCTTTCCAACATTGAGAAATCATGCGGCAACACATCGTACGAGGATATTGTTTCAGAGATCGAACAAGCTAAGGAAGCTGGGGCGGCTCGGATCAATTTCCTTTTTGACTCACCAGGCGGGGCTTGCATGGGTTGCCATGAGGCGGCGCAGGCCATTTCACGGCTCCGCGACGAGACAAGCATTTTCACGGTAGCTTTCACGGACGGCCTTATGTGTTCCGCTGCTTATTACCTAGCCGCAGGATGCACCGCTATTGTTGCGACCGAGAGCGCAATGGTTGGCAACATAGGCGTGATACTCCCTTGGGTGGATTCGTCAGGCGCATGGGAAATGATGGGGCTGGAGTTCGATCCTATCGTCAGCGAGGGGAGCGATCTTAAAAGCACAATGCACGGGCCGAGCCTCACCGAAGACCAGCGCGAATTCCTGCAAGATAATGTCAATCGCATGGGCGGGATGTTTCGCTCCCACGTTTCTGCAAATCGCCAGGTGCATGATGAGGTTTTCCGCGCTGGCTGGTATGGCGGCAGCGATGCAGTTTTGCTTGGGCTCGCGGACGTTGTGGGAGCCTCCCCGGCGGCAATCTGATTTGACACGCCAACCATGGCGTGAACCTACAAGATTTCCTTTCCAAAATCACCGGCCAGTCGGACCGACTCGAATCAGTTGTCGGAAAACTCACGGAGGCGCTTGCAACCGTCGAACTAAAAGACGCTGAAATCTCCGCGCTGAAATCCAGCGTTTCGGATTTTGAAGCTAAGATCGAAGCCGCTCCTAAACAGGAAGCCATTGACGCTCTCGAAGCCGAAAAGATTGACCTTTCCGGCAAGCTCGAAGTGGCGGTTGCCGAAGTGGCCGCGCTCCCTGAAAAAGTAAATGCCGAAGCTGCCCGAGTGGTTGCCAGTAACGGACACGCTCCCGTCGAGACCGTGGTTAGCGGAGCACCTGTCGCATCTGCCGAGCCTATCGACCGCGCCGAATTTAATGCTATGAGCCCCGCCGACCGTTTGGCTTTTTGTAAATCCGGCGGCAAAATTTCCTGAATATGGCAAAGGAAAAATATAACGCGCCGAAACAATCCGCTCAAGAAGTCGAGCACGCGCCTGCACCCGCCTCCGATCCGCTCATTAAAACTATGGCCGAAGTCGAGGCAATGACCGACCAAGAAAAGCAATCTTTCCGCGAAAAATGCGGCATCACTTCCAACCAGTAAAAAACTCCAATCTCACACAAATAAAATACCATGGCCAACACCCTCTCAAACCTGATCCCCGACGTTTACGAAGCCCTCGACGTAGTTTCTCGCGAACTCGTTGGAGCGATTCCCGGCGTCAATCGCAACGCTAAGGCCGACCGCCTTGCCACCGGACAAACCCTTCGGTCGTCCGTTGTCCCAGTCAATACGACTGCGACGTACACTCCGGCAATGAGCGTCCCCGCTGCCATTGATCAGACGGTCGGAAATGTCGAGTTGTCCTTGTCGAAAAACAAGTACGCAGGTTTTTCTTGGACCGGCGAAGAGGAATACGGCGTGGACCAAGGCCCCGGTTCGATGTCCATCCAGCAAGACCAAATCGCCCAGGCTTTTCGGGTTTTGGTCAATGAGATGGAAAACGATGTTTGCGACGCACTTGCCCTTGGCGCTTCCCGCGCTTATGGCACTGCTGGCACTACCCCGTTTGCCACCACTCTCGGAGATTCGGCGCAAGCCAAGAAAATCCTTGACGATAATGGTGCTCCGGCTTCCGGTCGGTCTTTGGTTATCAACACCAGCGCAGGCGCGGCTCTCCGATCATTGGGACAACTCACCAAAGCCAACGAGGCGGCAACCACGATGACTCTTCGCGATGGCGAGCTTCTGAGCCTTCACGGATTCGCAGTCCGTGAATCTGCTCAGATTTACAACGGCACAGCCGGAACCGGATCGAGCGCAACCACTGACACTGCCGGGTACGCTGTTGGCGCAACCGTCTTGACCTTGGCTTCTGCCGGGACCGGAACGATTGTTGCTGGCGACATCCTCTCCTTCGTTGGCGACGTAAACAAATACGTGGTGGTCAGTGGAGACGCTGATGTCTCTGGCGGCGGCACCGTCACCATTGCAGCCCCTGGGTTGCGAATCGCCATGAGCGCGGCCACTAAGGCAATCACGGTTAACGCTACCAGCGTCCGCAACTTGGCCTTCTCGGCCAACGCGCTTACCCTCGCCACTCGTCTGCCAATCTTCCCTCGCCAAGGCGACCTTGCCATTGATAGCGAGATCATCACTGATCCCCGCACCGGAATCAGCTTTGATCTCCGCGTCTATCCTGGCGACGGAATGGTGCTCTACCGCGTTCATGCCCTTTGGGGCTGGGCGATGGAAAAACCAGAGCACGCGGCTATCCTCCTAGGATAAGTAATTCACCCCAGCAAATTAAGACCTCGGCAGCAATCCCGCTCCGAGGTCTTTTTTGTAATGTGACACCGTGCCCTTTGTATGAGCGAATTTTCCGATTTGATGGCCGCCGGATTGGCGCAGACTGTGGCGGAGATTCCGACAAAGTTTACATTTCGGAACAAATCATTCACCGGCATTTATTCAGAGCTTTCTGAATCGGACGTTCTTGCCGCTGGCGGATTTGAGCAAGAGCTGACCGGGAACATTTTGATCCCGTTTTCTCAGGTTCTTGGAGGTGACCCGGAGCCGGACGAAGATATTTTCGTAAACGAAGTCCTGCATAAAGTCGGAAGGCCAGTCACTAAAGACGAGGTTTCCTGGTTTCTTACCCTCGTCGCTCCCTACTCATGAGCAACACATTGGACAGATTAATTGAGGACGGGCTTTGCAGGCTTATTACTAGGCAAATGCCGATCACTGGCGGCGTCCAGGTCGTACCGTATATGCAAGGCGGCGACGAAGATAATGCAATCCTTCCCCGCGTGGTGGTGAGAGCGGAAATCCTAGAGACGCCCGATCTCATTTCGGTAAATGTTTACGAGGTGGCGGTTGAAATCATAACCTACATCGACGCCAAACAGCAAAACTCGTCCAGCAAAGACACCCGGATCGTTTCTGGAATAGATTGTGTGGTGGAGGACTCAGGACTTTCGGCAAAGCTAACGACTAGCACGCTCGCAATTTATGGTGCTGTCACCGGGGGCAGAGAGCAAGCGATCGAAGGGAATCGTTTCGTGAGGACGCGCAACCTCACCTTGCACGGCGGGCTTCGTTAATTTGACACCGCCGCAGTGGTATGGCTTCTACTGTCCTCGGCACCGCACTTTCTTTTGGGGCTCCAACCGTCACCGGATTGGTGGTTCAATCCGCTTCTTTTGACGAAATCCGCAGCATTGCGGAAGTTGCTGATGAAGATGGAGACTTTGTTTCCGCTGCAATTTACGCCCCCAAAATCACCGGGACAATTGAAGGGGTGAACAACTCCGAGGCCCTTGCAATCAATGACGCAATCTCCGTAACCGGGGCTCCCGCTGGCACGTATTACATCACTGCAAAAGGACTCAAGCTCGGCAATACGGACTTCCAACGCGTGACCATTAGCTTGACCTCATGGGGCGGCATCTCAGCTTAAAAATGACCCGGCCCTTCGTGGCCCGACATATACCAAATGAACAAACTCCCGCAGGAAAAACGCGATCAATTTTTTTTGACCGATAACCTAAAGCTCGCCGCAGCAATGACGGCGGCAGGCTTCGGACTGAAAACCGCAATTGAAAACGGCGAAGAAGTAATCACTGGTATTTCCAGAATCATCGCTAAGGGCCGGGAGACGTTATCTTTCCGACTTGAGCCTAAGCACCAAGGAGTGAAGGCGGTGGATATGCTCAACGCTTTCAACAACAAGGTGGACCTGCCAGGCCGAGTTGATGAAATCCTTGCTGCTCGCGGAGTCACCGCAGAGGAGTACGTTTTAATTGCTTTTGACGCAGCCCGCTCCGGGCTCAACAACGGCTCGACGCTTATGCATTGCGGTCGCAATCAAAAGGCGATGATTGCCAAGGAAATTTCTGGCGGTCGAACTGTGATTTATCGCGAGGGGGCCAACCGCGAACAATTGACCGCACTTATCAATCACTCTTAAAAACTAAACCAAAATACCAAATGAACGACGACACCGACTTTCTCGAAGACGACCACGACGCGCCCCAGCGCAGGGCATTCACGCAACATGATTCCATTTCCTTTAATGGAATTGCGCTTTCCCCGCTATCCTTTGGGACGCTGGACTTGCTGCAAGAAACCCAAAACCGATTCTTCACTGGAAGCTCTAAAAATGCTGGCGTTTCGGATGTCATTGGTTTCCTTTTAATCCACCAGGCCGACAGACAGGCAGCAAGGCGGGCGAGGTACATGGCATGGGAGGGGCGCGTGGCATGGCGCGAATTCGTAAATGAATATCTGACCGAAAACGGAGCGATCATGGCAGACATTTCCAAGCTCACCCCAATCATTCAGAAAATGTGCCAAGATTTTGCTCGAATCCAAACCAAGTCCACAGACGCACCGGGGCCTAAAAAAAAAGCTGGTCGCCGGGTTGGTCAGCGTGGGTAGTTTCATCAATCGCTAAGGAAACCGGATGGAGTTATCAATCAATAATGTGGGAAATTCCAGCGGCGGTTATCATCCAAATTCACGACACGATTCTTTTCCGCGCCGGCGTAGGGCTAAGGTGGGCCGGGGACAGTGTTGACATAGACTCTATATTTGATGGCTAAGACTGTAACAATCGAGATGGACGCGAGCCGAATGGCTGGAGCTTTGCGCGAATTGGCGCGAGTTTCCGGCAAGGATTTCCGAACAGTCGTTAGAAACGAAACGGAAAAGATTCTCGAAGGGGCGGCTCGGCGTACATCAATGGCGCAAGCCAAAGACATTAAAGCCGCGCAGGAAGCGAAGGGATGGAAAAACATCAACGGGAAACTTTACAAGCTCAGCCACAAATACCCAGACGCAACCTGGGCAATGATTAAGCGTGAGCAAAAACGAAGCCTCGTCGAAAAGTTGAAAGTGCGAGGATTGGCTCGCAAAATCTGGCTGCAAATTGCGCAGGAACTTAATTTGACGATCAAGGTCGCCGGACAAGTTCGGAAGGCCACAACCAAAAAGGGAGACTACCCCATCGACGCAAGCGGCAGCGAGACCGGGAGCGGATCGGGATACACAATCCAAGGCACGTCTCTGCGAAATTACGCTCCCGGAATCGTGCGGGCATTGTCTGGCGCGATCAGAGGCAGACTTTCATTCTTCAAAACAAATATGCGGAAAGGCGTCTTTAAAAAAGCCAAAGACATCGCCGCAAAATATCCGGGGCTATACGTCAATGGCCGTTGAAGCACTCAGTTTCAAAATAGGGGCCGACACTAAGGCTTTTCGCAGCGGCATAAAGGGCGCTATGGGGTCGATTGCTGGAATGGCTGCCGCCTTTATTTCGGTGAGGGCAGTCATTTCGTCATTTTCCGACGCGCTCGACATGGGAGGACGGTTGAACGACTTGGCTTCCAGCACGGGAGACACGGCTGGCAATCTGGCAATTCTGGAAAGGTCGTTTCAAAATGCAGGAGCGGGAGCTGAGAAGGTTGGTCCGGCTATTGCAAAAATGCAGAAGTCTATCCAAGACGCGTCCGAAGGAACCGCCGAGGCGGTTGACGCGCTCGCGCTCATGGGCCTAACCGCCGCCGACCTGGAGGGCAAATTACCCACGGAGCAAATGCAAATCCTGTCTGCCGGGATTGCTGCAATTGATGACCCGACACAAAGAGCCGCCGCAGCCATGGGCGTTTTTGGAAAGTCCGGGTCTAAATTGCTTCCGCTCTTGAGAGATTTTGATGGGCAAATCCAGCGATCAAAAGATCAGCTTGGAAGCCTGCCTGACGTTTTGGATAAATCAAATCAAGCGTTTGATGATTTTGGCGATGGTTTTGCTGCCATTAAAAGTAAAGGCACAGAATTTTCTGCTGGGCTTCTTTCGGAAGTTTTGCCGTCTCTAAATAAGCTTGTTGATACCTTTGTAAATTTGGATGCGGCGGGTTCAGGTTCTGCGTTCGGAAAAAGTTTGATGAAATATATCGAAAGCCTTGATGCTTTTGTAGCAAGCATAAATGAGGTTGGGGCGGCGGATACATTAGTTACAGCATTCAACGGAATGGTTCCAGCAATTGACGGCGTGAATACTAGCGTGGAAGAAACTAAAATATCTTTTTTAACAATGTTTGCGGCAATCCCAGGTTTTGCGCGGCCAATAAGCCTGTTTAATAAATTTATGGGCGCGACCGACGATCTGGCCGACGCAGCGGCAAATGCCGTTCCGCCGGTTGAAGACCTTGTAACCGCTACCGGAGACGTTGATCCTGAGCCAGCGGCGAAAACCGCCGAGGAAATGGAGGCGATTAAGGAGGCCGCAGATGAGGCGGCGGCAGCAATCAAAGGAGTATCTCAAGCAACTTCGGAACTGGACTCTGCCCAGACTCGACTGGCGGCAGCGAAACTCGATGCTGCGACTGCGGAAATCGCTCTCTTGCTGGAATCCGGGCGACTGACAGAAAAGCAAGCTGCCGACGCAAATTTCGGTTTTGAAAAAGCCAACCGTGAGATCAAGATTCAAAAAGAAAAGCGGGAAGTGCTCGATGATATTGACGCAACTCGGAAGCTTGCAAACGACGCCGAGAAAGCCGGAAACGATGAGGCAGTGAAATCCTACAACGAAAAAATTGCCAAGTTGAAGGAAGTTTTGTCGACGCTGGATCAACTTAATGACGAGCAAAACAAAGCTGCATCAAGCGGATTGGCCGAAGGGGATGCGGCAAGAGCTAACGATGCAGCGCGGGCGGCTGAAGCCGCTGCCGAAATAGTATCAGGAAGCGGGGACACCGGCCGATTGGCGGGCGATAGTGGAGCAAGCGAAACGAATCAACCCGCAATTCGGCGGCAACCGAAAGCGGACAAGATCCTAGACCTAGGGAAATCTGAAAAACAGATGGAGATTGACGCGGAACGCAAAAAACCACTATCCGAGCGGACCAAAGGCGGGACTCTTAGGGAAGAGGAAAAGGCTGAGAGAATAGCCGAGAACAAAAAATCCAATGAAAAATGGGAACGAGATAAGGCAGAGAAGAAGCGAAAAATAGATGAGCGTCGAGGGAAGAAGCCTGAAGACGAAAAGAAAGCCGCAGCCGCTACCAAGCAAGGCAAGGGGCCAGACTCCAAAAAGCCAGAAGCGCAATCCATGGAATCAATCGTAACCGCGATCAAAGCAATCCTTGAAAAAATTGAACCCAAACTCCCGCAACAGGTAATGGCATGAACAACGGCGCTAACATCAAATATCTAGGCGCGGACACGCTTATCCGGCAGGCCGGGGACAAGGTTACAACTGGACAATCGAACCTGACCGAGTTGCAACGGCGATACGCTATCCGAAAAGATAAGATTAGGGACGCCAGGCAGGTCTTGCGTCCGGGCTACAGGGCGGAAGGATACGCAAATCTTTATTTGTTCAATCCGCCAACAGAGACGCAAGACGCAACCCACGTTTATTTCGACTGCGTTTTTTATGGCGTCACCGGGGTCTCTGAAGGCGGGCGAGGGGAAAGCTATGAGACATTAAATGTAACGATTGAAACTACAAGAATAATCAGGCCCTTAGGCGAAGTTATTTCTCGCACAATCCCAACTCATCGGTATTTTTATACAAAGCAAGTTAATGCGCCATTGCGAAGCGTGAAAAGAATAATTTTGGAACCAATAATATTTTCATCAGATGATCCCTCTTCAACGCTACTTCGTCTTCTTCACGTGCGCGGCAACTGGCAAATCATTGATACTGTAATATCTAATTACGGACAATATGAAACCGTAATTGAATCATGGAAATATAACGTAATAGGGAGAAATAGCGTATCATAATGGCTGAGCTATACAAATTTCAGGACAAGGTTAAGTCGCCGGAGGGGCGAGTGAAGCCAATTGTGGCACGCGAGATTGACGAGAATTTCACGGCGGTCCGGCTCAAGGTTGCTTCACCGGTTGAAGCAATGTTTACGATCACACCAAACTTTCCGCTGAGTGACGAGTTAGGCTTCGGGTTTGATGTCCCGGCCACCGGCACGTATGTTCTCGGGTTTATTGATGGCGTCTTTACCTTGCTTGAAACAGAGGCTTGCTAGGCTATGGCTACGATCAAGTTATCTGACGGAAAGGTTGTCCTGAAAGACGGGAAGGCTTCTTGCACCTGCTGCCCTGAGCCGGATTGCTGCATGTATTCGGCGACAACTTTGGCCGCTGGTGACTTAGTTGCGGCGGATTTGCCGGACGCAATCACCCTTCTTGGGGTTGGCAGCCTCTCCCGGTCGGGGACCGGCTATGGCGACACGACGGACGGAGTAATCTTCGAGACGGACACATGGGCGAAATATGTTGGCAGCGTGCGGTCCACGTTTGACTGTTTAATCCGGGGTGACGGGAAATTCAACGCTGGAGACGATGCAGTTGAGGATCAGTTTGCGGCGACTTATACTTTGGAATCTTTCGATCCAGGTGACAATTCTAACGGGACCATTGAGTTGACCCGAGTCTCATTATGTAGCTGGGTGGCTATAGGTGACGCCTTCCCTGCTGAGGGGACAAAAATGGTTGCCAGTTTGGATTATCGAATTGGTGCTACTATTATTTGGAATGTGACGTGGATTCAATACAGTACGGTTTACATTATAGGAGCCAAGGCAGACTTGTCGTCACCCGAAGGGGAATACCCAGATGATTTCGGTAATTATGGGGTTATATCTGCATGACCTGCCCGCACCAATCCCAGCCTCCCGGCAAGGACACCGGACGCCGGCTTTGTGTCATCGGTCTCTTCGGAGGCAAGCCATTCCTCGGCAACTGCAATGCCTGCATCGCGGCCGGGAATAACACTCAAGAATTCGCCGCAGAGCTTTTCGCACGAGCCGAGAGAAGCCACCCTGCAACCGCTCCAAGGGCTTCCGGCTGTTGCGATAGTGCTCTCAACCCGTAATCAACTTTGACACCAGTCCGCTAGTAAATGGCTCGCAAGTTTTTCATCGATACAACCGACCTTGCGTTTGTCAAGTCGGATACAGATTCCGGCAGATTGCTTCCGGCGGACTTTTTCAATGGCGACTCTGACACCGTTGAAGTCCATTTCTTAAAACAAACGGGCATTTTTGGCCGGCCGTATTCGTATCTGGATAAATCCGGTGCCAGCATCAAAGTTGGGCTCGGCGATTTGCGGGCAGTTCCCACCAGCGGCACCTGGACAATCACTCTCAGCGGGGACACAACCGCCGCGCTGGCCTACAATATCACTGCGGCCGCGCTCTCCACGGCGGTCAATGCTCTGGCATCTGTCACCAGTGCGGGCGGCGTCACCATCACCAAATCGGCGTTCGGTTCGCGCTACGCCATTACATTCGTCACAGCGGCAGCACAGGCGGCGTTCACCGTCACAGACAGCTCGCTAGTCCCTGACACCACTGCAATCGTTTCTGAGCGCATTGCCGGGTCGGGGTCAGTGCAGGAAGTTCAGGAAATCTTTCTTTCGCCAGATCCCGTCGCGCTCCAAACCAGCTTTACAAACCTGGCCAGCACCGTCACCGCTACCCCGTCCACAGTCACTGCCGGGACATTGACGGCCAGTGAGGTCCAGCAAATTGATTTCGCGCCCGCTCCAGTTGGCGGAACTTTCTCCATTACTATCCCTTCGGATACGCGCTCCGTCACGGCGGCAGTTGTTGCGGGAGTCTTTACCACCACGGCCAATCACGGCTTTGCGGTCGGCCAGCCAGTAGTCGGCACGGGATTTACTAACGAGGCCAACTGGACAGAGGGCACCACTTATTATATTGTAGCGGCACCGTCTCCAACCACATTCACGATTGCAGCCACTTCAGGCGGCGCAGCGATAACCACAGCCACCGCCGACTCGGGAACTGGCACGATCACCACTCCCGCGCGGACGACCGCCGAAATTGATTTTGACGCTTCCGTCTCCGCAGTTCAAACCGCGCTCGTTGCTATCGATACTATCGGGACCGATAACGTCAGCGTGAGCGGGACCCCTGGCGTCGCGTACGTCTTGAGCTTTACGGGCAGCAAACAAAACGCAAACTTTCCGCAAATCACGGTCGAGGACGCAATCCTTTCCGCACCGCTTGGCAAGACCGGGACATTGACGCTTTCCACCTTTTCACTTCAGGACCTTTTTGACGTTAGTGGGGCCAGCGAATTGACCTTGGTTTTCGAGGTTGAAGTCACAGAGTCCGGCAAGATCCAAACCTATTCCGCTTCCGTCTCAATTTCTGAGGACATTATCAAGGCTGGAAACCTGAGCCCAACCCCGGTTCCGGGCGTGGGACGATACGGCGCGGAAGCCATCGGGAGCGGCGTATCAACATTAGACGTCACCTTTTCCACCGCGTTGACGGTTGCGCCGACCACGATCATTTGCACCATCGAAGCGCCTTCCGGCGAGGGTTTGATTTACGCAGCCATCGAGGCCGCAAGCATTGCCACTACTGGCTTCACCGCCAATTTCTCCGGCCCCACAGACTCAGCCAATTACCTGCTCCATTATTATGCAATTGCCTAAATACATTCTCGCCATCCTTTTCATTTCGGGGTCCGTCCATGCTCAAAACAACATCTCGTCCCCGAAATTTAACGGGACCGCCACGGGAGAGCTAACATGGACTGGCACCAATGCCTTTACCGGGATTACCACCATCACCAGCGGGACGCTCGCGCTCACGACGATCAACACCGGCACGATCAGCGGGGGGGCGTTTGTCGGCGACGGCTCCGGGCTCACCGACATGACCAAATCGCAGGTTGGCCTGGGCAATGTGGACAACACCAGCGACGCCACAAAGGACGCTGCGACGGCAACGCTCACCAACAAGACTCTGACTTCCCCGGTAATCAACACCCCTACAGGCCTCGTCAAAGGTGACGTGGGACTGGGTTCAGCCGACAACACCAGCGACGCGGACAAACCCGTGTCCACCGATGGGCAAACGGCTTTGGACCTAAAGCTAGATGAAAGCCAAGCCAGCTCCTTCGGCCTCACCCTCTTGGACGATGCCGATGCCACGGCTGGCCGCGCTACGTTGGGCCTTGTGATCGGCACGAATGTCCTAGCACCAGCAGGCAACGGCTCCGCGCTCACTGACATGATCTGGTCGCAGATCGGCAGCACGCCGACGACGCTCTCCGGCTACGGGATCACCGACGCGGTGGGCACCGGAGGCAGCCGGGCCGATCTCACCGGAGGCAGCGGCTCTCTGGACCTCGCCGCATTTACTCTCGGCCTGCCTGCTGACGTGACTCGCCTGGGCAGCTCCATTGACCTAGCGAGCGAAGTCACCGGCACCCTGCCCGGAAGCGAGGTCCAATTGAGTGCAACTGGCAACGCGGGCGTTGTCACTGAGGCCACGGACGGCGAGGTGCAGACCGGCACCGGGAGCAAAAATGTCGTCGTCTCGTCCCTCGCTGCCTGGTGGACGTGGGTTAAGACGCAAGCGTGGTCGTGGAGCGGGGCACAGACCTACACTGGCAACACGACCCTCGGAGACGCCAGCGGGGACACAGTGACGATCAACGCGGGGACAGTCACCGCGCCAAATGCCACAGATACCAGCGACAACAGTATTGCCAATGTTGGAGCCATCAAGGCAGTGGTCCTCACCGGGGCCAATACGATGCCGGAACGGGGGGAAATTATTGGGAGAGGGAACGGATCTACACCTAGCAATCCCGGCCTGATGCTTTTCCGTGGGTATATTGACAACTTAGCTGACGATGCCATTGGAACCCTAGTGGGCGATGGCCAGCTTCCTAGCCGCCTAGTTAATGGGAGATTATCCCTGAATGCAGGCGGCAGTTGGTTTGAGGGGTGGGGTGGCGGCTCCAGCGGGACGATAGTCACGGGGTCCCTAAATGTTACTATTCGGAGCCAGCAATACAATGTCACCCTTGCGAGTGCCCTCAGTCTTAGTCGCGGGGATGTCCTGACCGGGAATGTAACTGGGGCAACGGGTGAGGTGTACTTCTTGGACGGGTCAGCCGGCCCCACAAGCACTGCAAGCCCAGCCATCCGCCCAACTAATGGGATTCTGTTCACAACTGCCGATACTAACGTCGAGGTGAACGCGGGGCCAAGCGGCGTCGGAGTCAGCACTACGTCCTTTGGGAATGTCCCAGCGGCAGGGATGTATATTTATCCTGCACCGGTGGACCTATCTCTTACTAATGCGTTTGATCTGAAGATTATCAACAATTCTGGGCTCTCGAAAGATGTGATTTTTGAGTTCCTCCGCATTAACTGACCCGACCCGACTATGAAAAACCTAATCCCAATCCTCGCGGCCCTTGCGGTTGCGCTCACCCTTAACGCAACCGCGCAATCGCTGCTCACCACAGAGCCGGAGACGCCAGCCCAGCGGACGGCCCGCGAGTTGCTTATCGCCCCGGCACAAACTCGCGACGTGCTCATCAACCAACTCGACGATGCCAGCCAGCGACTATGGTCCGCGCCCGATCCCGCTGCCGTGCTGGCCGCGCTGGGCGACAAGGCCGCTTCGGTGTTTGCGATTAATCAGGCATTTGGCGAGCTAGTGGCCGGATTCCTCACCGCGCAAGGGGACGCTGCTGGCCTCGCTCGCCTCGTGGCCATCCAATCCCGCACGCCCGCCATCACGATCAACGAGGATGGCACCGTGACCATTGATCCCGTGCCGGAGCCAACGCCAGAACCATGAGGTTGAGTGCTCTGTAGCAATTTTATATCATGCCGCCTATCCCCGATCCCACTGACCTGCCTGGTCTCTTTGAAACTGCAAATTTTATGGCCCAACAGACCGACCGCTGGATGTTTGTGGCGATGTTGATTATTTTCCTAATCTGCGGCGCGTGGATGACCCG